AACTTAATAGCGTACTTCTGATATAAAAATTTACTTAAACTATTTTGTTACGATCACTAATGCAGCGGCTCTATGTTGATGGCATGGGCGGAGTAGTATCTGCTCAGATGGTTTTTTTGGCCCTGCGTGCTCCTGAATGCTGGAAGATTTCGCATTACCTATGGCGAAACGTGGCGCAATACCTAGGGGACTTCGTTCCTGCAGAAACCATCGAGGATATAAAACGCAAAACTGTGGAGTGCTGATGCCTCGACCTTGCGGACCTTGCGGTGATCCGCGCCGAAATGAATTGGACCGCCGCTTGCTGGAAAAGGATCTTAACGGTGAATCATTCCGGCGAATATCGGCGGATTTCGGCTACTCCGAAACGAGCCTCCGACGGCATTTGGAGCAGCATCTCGTTGTCGAACTCTCTCAGATCAAGGCCGCTAAGGACGAAGCCCGAAAGAAGGCCAAAGAGACGATCATGGCCGAGGAGCTGGATAACATCACAACCGGAGCTGCGAAAGATACGGTTGCCAGGTTGGAGAATGCTGCATCCTTCTTCGACCAGCTCAAAGAATTAAGAGCTAAGGCTGCATCCCTATTGGATCAGGCCGAAGGAGCAAAAGACCTTCGAGCAGCAGGAACCTTCCTCAAGGAGCTTCGTGAGCAGATCCGGCTCTGGGCGGAGCTGGAAGGCAAGCTAGCCGCTCAACCACAAATCAACATTTTGATGACACCTGAATGGATCGAACTTCGCACGTTGATCATCACGGCCCTGGACCCATACCCTGAAGCAAAGGAGGCAATGGTTCGTGCCATCCGTGGGCGATGATCTGGTTTACGGCTCGGATCCTGTCCTTTGGGCTCGTGAGGTCTTGGGCTTTCATCCGGACCCCTGGCAGGCTAAGCTCCTCAGCAGCCGCTCCAGCAAGATCATCCTGAACTGCTCCCGGCAGAGCGGCAAGTCCACGACCTGCGCCGCGTTAGGCCTGCATGAGTCTATCTATCGCCGTCCTTCCTTCGGTTTGGTGATCGCACCTTCCCAGGACCAGAGCGCAGAGCTGATGCTCAAGTTCGATGAGTTCCGGGGAGCTGTTGAACTTCCAAGCGATTACTTGAGCACGGATACCAAGCTGGCCGTTAAATTCGCCAACGGCAACAGGTTTGTTGCAAGACCAGGCAGCGAAAAGACAGCCCGTTCCTTCAGCGCCGTGACCCTGCTCTTGGAAGATGAGTCTAGCAGAGTAGCGGATGCGCTATATAACTCGGTCCGGCCCATGCTAGCGGTGAGCAATGGCCGCCATGTCCTCATGAGCACTCCCTTTGGTCGCCGAGGCCATTTTTATAAAATCTGGACGGAAGAGCGTGATTTGTGGGAGGCTTATGAGATCCCTGCCGAGATGTGTCCGCGAATATCGAAGAAGTTCCTGCAGGAAGAAAGAAGAACGAACCACTGGTTTGAGCAAGAATATCATTGCCAATTTATGCAAAACGAAGATCAGTTCTTTGATCAAAGCACAATAGACAAAATGTTCAACTCTGAAATAGAGCCATTATGGGGGGATGTCTGACGCCATTCTGGGAGCCAATACCGCACATTGATAGAATTCGCGAATTTTTGGTGGGAGTAGATCTTGGTAAATCTCAAGATTATTCAGCAGTATCAATCCTGGAACGGACCCGCGTGCAGCTATTGGTCAGACATCTTGAGCGGTTACCACTAGACATGAGCTATCCCTATCAAGTTGAATATATTTATAGGATCATGAATCGCGAACCGCTTGATAAGAGTCGGCAAACACTTGTAGTAGATTATACCGGAGTAGGCCGTCCGGTGGTTGATATGATTCGACGCAAAGTGCCGGACGCAGTCGCGATTTCTATTCACGGAGGAAACGCTTCGACATGGAGTCGAGATGGACGAAATGCACGGGTGCCGAAACGTGATTTGATAAACTGTCTGCAAGTTCTTGCGCAGGACTGCAAGCTGAAAGTAGCGAAGAAAATGCAATTCGGCCCGGTGCTGACTCAAGAGCTACAAAGCTTCAAGGTAAAAATCAGTGAAAGAACAGCCCACGATTCTTATAGCGCCAGAGAGGGCGAACATGATGATTTAGTTTTGGCTGTTGCGATAGCTGCATGGACTGCAGAGAACCACCCTCGACCGCGAGCCTTTGCGCGACTCGTTTCTTATGGAGGAGATGTCGAGGATTACGGGAGGGATTCTTGATGTCTTCCGTTCGGGAGGCTTTGGTTCGGCTCATGCTGGATATGATCGGCGTCCAGGAAAAGATACAGCAGACGAAAGAGCAATTCAAAACGGCATCCCAAGATACGCGCGAGGAGCTGACCTTGCAGGCTGCAAATTTCATGCCAGTCAGAGACTCAGCGAGCATTCTAGCTGCAGATCTGAAGGGCGTCCGAGATAGCGGCAAGGTGGCCGCAGGATCGTTGAGATCGACTTTTGCAGATGTGCCGGGATCAATAAGCGGCGTAGGCCAGGCTATCACTACAACGAAAGATGCATTAAGTGCGGTCGGTTCACGAGCTGGCGACGGTCTGAAAGGCTTAATCGGCATGTCGGGCGGATTTGTGGATGATCTTCTGTCACTTCAGGGAGCCAAAAAGGCAGTCCTTGAGACGATTGCCGCTGTAACAGTTGGGACCGTCGTTGCATCGGCCTATACGGCTGCAGATATAAGCGGCAAACTCGAAGCAATTGGCACGAATATTGGTCCTGAAGGCAAAGCGCAGTTTGAGGAATGGGTCCGGATGGCCCGGCAGATCCGAGGCGTATCCGAGAGTCAACGGGCTGATGAAGCGCTCACCGCTGCCCAATTCTTCAAAGATGTGGATGCCAGTAAGCAAACTAAATTCCTCGGATACCTCGAAAAAGAGATGATCAGAGAGACCGGAACCTCCGACTCCGTGACAGAAATTATTCGGCTTATTGGAGCTGGTAAATTCTCAGCCCTCGGAAAATATGCACCTGGATTGAAGGCTCTCGGCATAGATGCTGAGAAGATCCAGGCTGAAGCCGAGGATAAAGCGGCATGGTCTGGCAGATCGGTTGATGAAACGGCTATCAATCTGTTCATTGAACGGTTCATCGACGCCGCTGAGACCAAGAAAATCGATGCTCTTGGAACCACTCTTGCAGAGGCAAAAATTCCATCAGATACGATGGATCAGCTCAAAGAAGTGTTCTCGGATATCTCAGCAACGCTTGGCCAATATTATATACCTGGCCTCATAATGTTCATCGCCTGCCTATGGGAGATCAATGATTTTCTTGTAGCAAATCCCGCTGCAGCCCAATTCATAGCGATCTCCCTAGCCATCATCGGTACGGCAGCATCAGCAGGGCTCTTTATATCGAGCATCGCCAGTGCATTAGCCGCTTTCGGTTTGCTCGGATTGGTCCTGGAAGGTCTTGCAGCGGCGGTAGCCCTAGCTCCGATCCTGGCCTTAATCATCGCGGCAGGCATTCTCATCTATGCCCTTGATAGAATCGGCCTATTGCAGCGTGCATGGAAGGGCCTGGATTGGCTTCGGGAGAATATCCAAAGCCTAATCGAAAAGCCAAAGATGCCAGCCGAGGCCCTGGCCAATCTCCAATGCCTTCCTGAGATACTCAAGACGCTCGTCATGAGCGGCGATAAGACCGACCATCTTGTTGATCTTGTGCGGGCCATAGCTGGCATACTTGGCCAGATGATCCTAATTTGCAATCCGATGGCTTATGTCTCTGCAGCGATCTTGCGCACCCTAGTAAATATACAAGGGCTGTTTGGAGAAACTCACCAGGGACCAAAGCCGAAAGAGTCCACACGAACCGAGGACGCTGCAATAGCACAATCTGCAGGGTCTCATTCTGTAACATCTAATAGCTATGGGGCCGTCGATGTGTTTGGCGGCAAAGTCCAGATGGGATTGAGGATCAGCGACCTAAAGAAGAGCAATATCGGTAAGATCTCAGGAACCTCTTCCAATAAGATTGCGGACATCGTTGCGGATGCTGGAAAGAAGGATCAAAGGCAAGATCTGACGGCCTTGGCTGAATCATATGGTTTGGATCCTGAAACGATCTATATCAACGAAGTTTCTGGCCTATCGGAAAGTGGCAAGGCCCTGGCCATACGTCACCGGGAAACAGATAACGATCTATCCAAATGGATCAACCAAGCCACCGGCCAGCCTGCAGACTTGCCGTACTTGGATATAGGCGGCGAGGTAACGTCAGCAGGACTCGGGGTAATCCACGAAGGCGAGCAGATCAACCCGGCCCGCGTTGTCAGAGGCGGCGAGACTGTCTTGGAGCGGATCACCAGGACCATTCAAAATGCGCAGGGATCAGGCGTCCGAGTGCAGTCAATCGAGCGGAAGAGGATCATCACGATTGACGAAACCGTTCATGTCAGAACAATCTCAAGTGAGGCAGAACTCGATGCCTATATGCGAGAAGGGTTTGGCAGGCTCGAAAAAAGGATTGCGCAGGTGAGCAGAAAGACTGGATCGACATAGATCCAGCATTCTGCTTCTAATCCGCAAACATGCCTCGGGCGAAATGCGAATCTTTTGGAAAACCGGATCTATTCTGACAAAATTATATCCATCTATTTTCCGGATGCCCGGCAATCGCCATCTCCGGCTAAAAGTGGTCCAAGGTGGTAAGACGATTCGTGAGGACCATCGGAACTCTCTAGGGATCTGTAGGTGATGGGTGTTAAGTCTGGGGCCACAAGAGCAGAGGACTCTCCAAAAGGTTTTTCGTATGGGCGGTGGTTTAGGCAGTCGAGGGAAGAGACTTGGCAGCACCGAAAGAGATCCAAGATTTAGTGGAGAGATTCGAGAGCAATATCGAATCCTACAAATCAGGAAAATACAATGAGACGCAGGTTCGCAGGGAATTCGTAGACCCATTTTTTGAAGCTTTGGGCTGGGACGTTAATAATAAACAAGGATTCGCTGAGGCTTATAAAGATGTAATTCATGAAGACGCTATCCGCATAGGATCGACCACTAAAGCTCCTGATTATTCTTTCCGCATTGGGGGGCAACGCAAGTTTTTCCTCGAAACCAAAAAGCCATCTGTGGACATCAAAGACGATATTCACCCTGCCTTCCAGCTCCGCCGCTATGCTTGGACTGCCAAGTTACCCTTATCGGTCCTCACAGACTTTGAAGAGTTTTCCGTATATGATTGCCGTGTAAAACCAGATAAAACAGATAAAGCTTCAAACGCCAGGGTGTTTTACTTTATAGTCCTGCACTAAACTATTTATACTTAAAATCCGAGATTCATTATTATGTCTTACCCGGAACAAATCCATATTGAACACCATATGAGCACAGAAGAACTAAATAAACGGATAAAAAC